CAGCGGCCTCCACGAACTTCTCTAACTCCCCGGTGGCCCCGCCTACCGCGCCGGCATAGTTGTCGTACTCGCCCCACGCAGCCTGGATGGCACGCTCAGTTTCTGCCATCGCGGCCCTAATCGCCCACAAGGCCTTTTCTTCTTTGCTCATCCCTTCGAGGCGGCCATCGGTCGTTTTGTCAAACTCTGCCAATAGGTCGAGATATCGCTGTTCGGCGTCAGCGGATGCACCCAACGCGCTGGTGACGGCGCGGATCGCGTCAGCCGATTGCTGAGCGAGAGCGACCTGCGCCTCCCAGTATGGCCTCCCGACGGGCGAGACGGCCTGGGTCGCACGGTCCAGTTCATCCAATTCGTCCACCATGTCGCCCAGCAACCCGACGTGGGTCTCAATCGGGTCCCGGTGGCCCGCCATGATTTTGAACGCCAAGTCCATGTCGACTTTCCACTTTTTGGCGTTCACCTGGGCTTCTTTGATGAAATCCTTTAGCTCGTGGAAGGACATGCCGGTGAGTTCCATCGCGTGTTGGACATCGGTCGACGTGATGGTGAATGTGTCAAGAAGGCTGAATGACCCTTCCATCTGATTCAGCATGTCTTGGAACTTGTCCGTCGTGCCTTCCGCTGCCTCGGCGGTTTCTTTAAGTGGTTTCGGGAACTGGGCAAACGTCTCGACTACCTTTTCGGTGGGGACGAACATGTCATTCGCCCAGGTCGCCAGACCCGAAAGCGCCGGTAAGAAACTGTTCATGATTTCGGCGGAGATGTTACTGAACGTGTTCTGCACCATCTTGAGTTGCGAGGCCGTAGTACCGAAAGCCTTTTCCGATTCCTCCGCTAACGCGGTGCCTTCCTTGAATGCCTTATTGCCGCTCTCAACCGCCCCGGTGAACATCTCACTTGCTGACGAGGCGCTCAGCAACGCCTGCTGCAAGCGCACCGAGGTCATACCCAAGCCTTCGAGCGTGGCGAACACGTTCTCGCCGCTGTCCTGAGCGTTCTTCAGTCCCACCACGAAGCCCTTGATCGCCTCAATCGGCGTGTCCTTGGTGAGTCGCTGAAACTGTGCGCCGGTCATACCAGCAAGCCGCGCCATCTCGTTAAGCTCAGCCCCACCGCTCGACGCGGCTTTTGATATCTCGACCATAACCTTCGAGAAGGCCGTGCCACCAGATTCGGCGCGGATACCCACGCTGCTCAGCGCAGCGGCAAGCCCCAGCACGTCACCTTCACTGAGGCCGATGATTTGACCCGCTGCCGCCATCCGTTGACCCATGTCGAGGATGGAGCCTTCGGTCGTCGCCATCGTGTTGCCAAGCTGGACCAGTGTTGAGCCAAGCTTGGCCACGTCCTCTTGGTTCGTCCCCATGACGTTGCCGAACTTGGTTAGCCCGACAATGGCCTCTTCCGGTGACAGGTCGTCGACGGCCACGCCTAGCTGGGCCGCTGTCTCGACGTAGAGCTTCAGGTTCTTTTGCTCAACGCCAAGCTGGCCGCTGACCTGGGCTAATTTGGCTAGCTCGTTGCGCCCCACGGGTATGCGACTGCTCATCAAGGTGAGGGACTTGCCGAGCGCAGCTATCTCTGCATCAGTGCCGTCGACGGTCTTCGCGACACCAGTCATCGCAGTTTCCCAGGACAGGGCTTCGCCAATGCCGTGTTTCAGCGCCGCACCTACCGCCACCACCGCCGTCGCAGCCCCGGCCATCTTGAGCGCAGCCCCAGCGCCGCCACTCATCATGCCCTTGAACCCGCCCGACAAACCCTGCATGCCTTTCTGGGTTTTGCCGCCAGCCTGCGTGGTCTGGTCGAGTTGCCGCTCGACACGTTTAAGCGCCGCCGTTGCCCCCGCGACATCGGCCCGCATGACGACTTCAAGTTCCGCAGCAGTAGCCACTAGACCTCGGATTCCTCATTCCATTGGGTTTTGAGTTCGCCCAGCAACTGCGCTTCTTCCTTGGTCAGTTGCTTGGCCCCGTCTTTGCTGTTCAATTTATTTCTCGCGGATTCGGCTAGCTTGACCTGCCACATCCCGTAGATCAACGCGGGATTCTGTCGCAGTGCCACATCCGGCGGGCACTGGAACGCTTGGCAGATGTTCCACAGCTCTAGTTCCCACGGGATGGGGCCTGAGCCAAAGAGCCATTCCCCGATCCGCGCTCGACGTTTCCCTCTTCCACCGCCGTCTCGCCTGTCAGCTTCCGTTGCAGCCAGAACAGTTCTGAGGCGTCGAGACCTGTCAGCACCTCGGGGTTTCGGTACGGCTGAGGGAGCGGCTCTCCGCCGAGGTCGGTCCAGTCCCACCAAACCACCCGCCTCGCCAGGGTCGTGATGATCTGCTCGAAGGCTTCGGCTTGTCGCCGAAGCCGCCGTTGCGCGGCGTCCCGTTGCACCGCTAGCGACGCAGCATCCGTCCCGTCGCCTAGCACGCCGTCTGCATCCTCGTCCTCCGGGCCACTCATCCGGGTTAGCCCGAACAGGCTCCCCATAGTCCCGACCGGTATCACCAGGACGTGCTCGCCCTTGTGCGGCTGGTAGCAGAGGCCCTCTTTCACGGCGTCGCCATTGTCGTTGAGTTCGCGCCCGACCCATAGTTCATAATCGCCGCACTCGAACTCGATCGGCGGGACTTTGAAGCGCTTCAGCTCCTGCTTGGTCGGTCGCTTCGCCATGCCGTTTGTCCCAGCCATACCCCGGCCCCCCTCAGTGCTCGCCACGGGGCGCTACATGGCCCATGCGGCGACTTTCCACGATCCAGCGCAGTTTAGGGCACCCGGAGCCGTTACGCCCCGGATGCCCCAATGTGCTGATGCGTTATGCGCGGGTCGGTGCGGCCGCGTCAGCCGCTGCCGCTGTCCCGTTGTGCCTCAACGACAGGCTGTAGGTTATCCCGGAGTTAACACTCGCCGTCACTGAGTAGGACGTAATGTTTGCATACCCGTTATACCCTGTGCTCCCATCCGGTTCGAAGTCCCATGTCTGAGCCGCGCCACCGAGGTCGCCGAAGATCGTCACGTCGCCTTGTGAACCTGCGGGGTCCCAGGAACCGTCCACGCTGAGTGTGACCGTAGGTTTGCCTGCCAGGAAGTTCTGGTAGGCGTCAGCGAATGACGTGATCTCTGCCTCGGGAACGTCGAAATTAATCGTAGCCGTGTTGAGTTCGTCTTCTAGCGCCACCGAGGCATAAACGAAGTCTGCGTTCTTGCCGTGTGTTCGTGCCATCGTTATCCCCTAACTGAGAGCGCGAGTTGTCGCGCCTGAATGCTGAATCGTTGCCGAGTACGTGGCGGCGCCACCCACAGGCAAAGTCACGGTGATATCCGTAACTAACGCGCCGGTTAGGCCGCTGGACGCCACCTGGTATTCCGGAAGATCGGTGTCCGGTCCACTGCCCGTGGGGTCGATGATCAGAGCCTTCCCTCCGCTCTGCTGCGCGTCCCAGAGGGTCTCGGGCGCGTCCGTGCCATCCGCTGAGGTGTCGTAATTGCCGTCGAGAGTGGTCGACACGTCCGTCTTGCCTGCCAGGAAGTTCTGGTATGCGTCAGCGAATGACGTGATCTCAGCTTCACTGTTGGTGAACGTCGTAGTGAACGAGTTAACCGAGTCCTCAATCGCCACCGCGTTCAACGAGATGTTCGCGTTCCGCCCAGATTTCCGCGCCATAGAGCCTCCTAGCCCGCTTCAACGATGCCGAACGCCACGATGTACGTGAACGCCGGGGATGAACCACCAGCCGTAATGTTGACCCGCCACCAGTCGTCAGTGACAGCCCCGGCCACGGTCTTACGTTCAACCGTTGCGCCCGTCGCCCTTGTGAACGTAATGCGGTCAGTTGGGCTAGCCATGTTCTGCGCGCTATCAGATTGAATCTTTATGTCGAGCGTCGGGCTTGACCCGCCCGCCGAGAACACTTGCAGAAACCCCACGCCGACTTGGGAAGCGGTAATGGTCCCGTCCTGGTACTCCGCGCTGTTGTCGCTTGCTGTCGTGCCGCTGGTCTGCTGCCAATACGACCTCGCATACACCAGGGCGGACTCGGCCTGGTAGGTCGCGTCGGCGGCGATGAAATCGCCCGCGCTCGACGTGAACGGATGAGCCGTGCCGGTGCACTCAGCCGCCCAGCCTCGATTGCCAGCCGCCGCGCCTTCGGGCCAGACGGAGACGTTTGCACCGTCGGTTCCCAGGTCGTCGAACAGGAACGAGTCCCACGCGGGACTGGCAGTTGACCAGAGGCCTGAGACGGAGATAGTTCCCCCGAGTTTCCCAAAGACGTATGTGGTGTCAGTGTCAGCAAACGCCGTCACGTCCGCAGCCTCGCGCGTTGACGAGACTGTCGCGCTCAGGGCTATTGCCGAAAAGTCGTATTGGTCGATGTAAAGCTCGGTGTCCTTCGCATGTATACGAGCCATCTACCGCTCACCCTTCAGACTCTTCTCCGCGCGTTTCTCCGCACGCTTCTTTCGGTACGGCGTAATAGCGCGCTGCCGCAGGAGCAGCGGGACATCCACGTATTCGGTCCCGTCGAACTCCACGATCTCGCCCTGGGCGAATCGCGTGGACGAAGGCTTGGCACCTGGGCCGTTGAGAACCTTCAGACCGCCAGGGGTGGTCACGGTGTAAAGCCGTGGTTTCGTCGTCATATCGCTCTGTCCTCCCATACCGACCAGACCGCGCCGACGTGGCATACAACGCCGCCGCCGGGAACGTCCTCAGCAAAGGCCACATCCACTCCTCGCGTACAAGTCACATGCGTAAATCCGGTCACCGTTAACGTCGCGGATTCCAAGGCGTCGTCGATCAGGTCTTCGATGTCGCCTGCGCTCTTGTATGAGGGGCCGTCAGCCACGACCTTGACGAGAACGTCGGCGTCCCAATGCCGCTGGGTGAAACTTCCCCGCGTGCCGCGTGCATCCTGTATGCCGAACACAATGGCGGGCAGTGGGACATCACCGGTAAACGACGCCGCCTCGCGCTTCGGGTAGTTGTCGAGCGTCGCGGTGTCGCTCAATACGTCGTACACGCCCTTGAGCAAGTCGTTGTGTAGGGATGCCATCAGTTCGCCTTCACGAACTTGACAATGGCTTCGCCCAGCGCCTTCTCGGCCATCGGCTTCACGTCTTTGAGCGCCGGTGCCGCGAAGGGTCTCTTCTTCATCCGCGTGGTGCCGAACTCGCCGTTGACGGCGTATTCGGTGGTCGGGCCAATGGCTCGTTCGAGTCGCGCAAAGCGCTTGATCGTTACGCTGCTGAGCGTGGCCCCAGTGTCAACAAACCGAACCCGAACGATGTGGTGCTGCATTCGATTGACGGCTTGAATCGCCGCTATATCGAGTACGTCTTCGACAATGCGCTCGGCATTGCTGGCGAGCTTGGGCAGCGCGTTCTTTTTCGTCGTGATGCTGGCTGTGACGCCAACCGCTGCGGCTTTTCGGGCCAAAACAAAAACCCTCCACCGATGCCGGTGGAGGGATCGTCCCCCGCTTATTCAGGCCGGTTGGCCTATAGACCCGCGAGTACTTAAGTGGTTATACCGCGTCGTCCTGGGCGTCGTCAATGATTCGCAGCACAATCAAGCCACCCTGTCCGTCAGGCACGCGCCGAATGGCCCTGGGCTGATTGCTCACGTGGGTCCACGCATTGCATTTGCAGCGCACGGTAATACGGCTATCCCCAACCAGGTCGACGGTGGCAATGTGCCGACCACAGGCTCGACAATGAACGCGAAGGCCTAGCTCCGGCTCAGGCGTGCGCGGACTGCTGTCGCGTGATCGGTGCTGATCAATATCGCCACCTCGTATGCCACGCCGTCAACGCGCACCCGGTCAGCCTGTTGAAGGTCGGTGCCATGCGGAACCGTCAGCACCCAACTGGTGACGGCGCGGATCGCGTCAGCCGAACGAGTCTCTGACCCCGTGCCTGTACCGTGCCCAGATTGCTGAGCGAGACGGCACTGGACACCATTCGCGACGGTCGTATATGCCGCCGTCTGCCCGCCCTGCCCATCCGATGTCAGCGACCGCCGCTCGATGGCGGCGACGCTGAGCATGGATTGCTGCTGGGTGGAACGCATCGCGCGAAACTGCTCGGTGGAGATCACTCGTTCAAGCTCGCCAGCGACAGGTTGGATGCCGACGTATCGTCGCTGTCAATCGTCGTGCTGTGGCCGTCCTTCCAGGTCGTCGTCAGCGTGCCGGAGTCGGCCATGCCGTCGTATTGAGCCGCTATCGCGAGCCACGCCCTGGCCTGTTGCCCGCGTTGGAAGGTTGCCCCGTCAGCCGCGAACGAGAACTCGCGGGCAGTCTTCGCCGCCTGGGCGCTCGCAAGGATCGCCACGGCCTTCTGCCATGAGCCGCCGATCTCGACCGCATCGGATATCTCATTGTCGTCGAACAGGGCGGTGGCTTGGTCGGTATCGCCAAGCCCCGCCCGTGCCCGATTAAGGTCTGAGGTGGCCCCATACGAGTATGTGAATGTGGTAACGGCCACGTTAGACCTCCAAGTAAAAGGCGGCGGTCACGGCGTCCGTAAGGGCGTCACATTGCGCGATGTCTACGCTCAAG